CTGAAGCTGCTGTATTAATAGAAGCTACTTCTTCAACTGTTTGACCATTTCCAGCCCATGCAATCTGTGCGATTCCTTCAATATCAAAATCAACTGAAGCAGAACCGACTGAACAGTTTGCAAGTTTGTAAACTGTTACACCTTCTGTACCTGTAGCATAAACTTCTGTATCAGTGTCTTTTGCAGCACCGAGTACGAAGTATAGATCAAATACACCGAGAGTAACTTGGTTTGAGTTTGCGAAATCAAAGACAGATGCATTAGCTTGGAAGTCTCCACCATTTACAGCTCTGTCATAAGTGTTGGCACTCATAGCAGCCCAAAGTGGTCCTTCTACGGCAAATGTTACGGCATTACCTGTGTGGTCGCCGTTTGTCCATGCATTGTTCGCTCCTGAAACTGTTGGTCTCATATAAGTACTGAAACTCCACTCTGCTGGTGCAAAAGAGTCAGTAAACATAGCTCTACCTCTTTTACTATAGCCTGTGGAATTTGCTGCCTCACTCAAAGTTACTTCTGAGGTATTGGTAGCCTGACTAAATGAGAAACCGTCTAGTACAGGTATTTCATATAAAGCGGTGTTTGCGGTTGTGCCATCTTCTGACCAAGTCATAAACACCTTGGTATCTCTACTAAAGAAAAATGCCATTTTTAGTTTCTCCTAATTTCTCTGAAAAGAGCCTTGCCAAATATTTATTTAGCGTAGCTGATTTCTAATATCGGATCTCTACGACGACTTCACCGACGCCGAGAGGTTCCAAAACTCCTTCATCTGTATCAACTGTCAAAACTGTTGTTTGAGCAGTTGTTTGAGATGCTCCTGTTGAATCGTAGTAAGTTAGAGGATCTTCATTCTCTAAAACTGTCTCTACATCTTCTAACATTTCTTCTAGTGCTAGTATCACGTCTGTATCATCTGATACAAAGCACCTAATTGTAATTTGTAGTAGCCTAAATCTGAAACCTGCTGTTTCATATTCTCGTACCTCACTTCCTGCTCCGATATGGATAGTAGGAAACTCTTGTACTTCGTCCCAGAACTTAAGTCTTTCTTCGACTTGTGCTACTGATGTTCTGTATGGGGCTTGTCCGTTTAAATTAAATCTTAGTTTTTCGGCTATGGCTTTAACAATGGCTCGCCTACGAGTACTGTATCTTCTTGCTTGTGCATTTGCCATTATGTTCTCCTAACTTGCCCGAATTTAATCCCCATTTGTTCTAGTGCTATATTTCTAATAGCAGTACTAATTATGCTTCGTGGGTCTCTAAAAGTACTTCCCATATTGAAGCCTGGTTCAAAGGTTTGATATGGATTCTTCATATAGGTATAGTCTGCACTATAACCACCTCTTGAACCTTGATAAATATTTTCAACTCTTGCTGAATTTGCGAATCTTCCTGTTCTATACACCAATCTTGGTGATACCATCATTGACTTGAGAGTCTGTGGTAAAAATTTATTTATAATGTTTTTTAAAGCTATAGGACTATTTCGTGTTGATTGTTTTGTACCTTTATTAATTCTTCTATTTTTTAGTCCAGTTGCCTTTCTTTCATTTGTAGCAGGATTTTTTCCTCTAACTTTTGATTTTCCTTTACTGTTTTTCTTACTCTGTGAAGATTTTTTAATTTTTGTATTAAAATACTTTTTACCTTTTAATTCTTTTATTATCTGATCTGCCGCTAATCCTAAGTAAGCATCTTCTAATTTTGGAGAAGCTGCAAAAAATCCTGCGGCATCAGTTACACTATTTTGTTTGATATAATTTAATACATCTTTTATAAACTGATTAGAAGCTAAATACTCTGCATATTGCTTTGCTAACGCAGTATCTAATACTCCACTATTTTGAGCCGTCATCCATGGGCGAGTACGTCCATCATCCCATGTAAAGTTTGCATATAGTGTATAAGTATCTGCAATTTCTTTTACAGTTCTATACTGTCTTACTTCATCTGAAAAGTCCATATTTGCTTTCCAGATGTTTGCAAAAAAGTTAGAAACTGAATCCATAAGAGTGCTATTATTTGCTTTCAGCACATCATCAATTGCTTTTTCTAATTCTAACAAAGTCTTTGCTTGTCGAGCTGTACCTGTTAATCTTTGATCAACTTTTGCTAGATCAGTGTTTCTAAAATTTTGATCAAGTATAGTACCATGTCTTTCTTTAGAATGTTCAAAGGTTGATCTACCTCCAGCCATTTGATTCAGTTGTTGTTCTCCAAATGACCTTTTAACTGCTTTCCAAAAACCTTGAATATGTCGTCTTACTCTATTTTGAACTGTTTGTTCTAAATTAGCAGTATTACTAATTCTTCCGCTTTGATTTTTAGTAACCCAGTTTATAACTAAAAGAGTTTCACTACCATTACTTGCTATCTCATTTTGTACTATATCGTATCTTTGAACAGGCTGTCTCATTTTAGATTGGACATATTCTGCCATATCTCTAAAAGTTGGAGCTCCGTTAGTCGGTCCTTGACTAAACAAATCTCTTGCAGTAGGTAATTGCTGCATAGTAAGAATTAAGTTTTGGAATAAGTTTCCAAAATTTTTCTCATTTAAAACAATAAACCCATATCCTATGCCTGGGGCACCAGTTCTGTTGCCTCTCTCATAGTTTGCCAAATCTGATATACTTCTATATCTAATTTGTTGAGCCATTAAATAATAACTCTATATAAGTCCAATACTCTCTTGATATGATCTGGAAAGTCAGTACTTAATCTTAGAGAGGAAGTTCCATCCTGTCTTATTTGAGCTCCGCCCAATGTTCTGTTCTCTTTATGCTCATCTTTCATATAGTAATTTACTAAGTCATAACAAGCAAGTAGTAAATCATCTGGTGTAGATGCATATCCTGCGGTATATGTTACTTGAACTGCTCCAACACCTTTTGCCCAGTAAGCAAGTTCTCCATTTTTTGTTGTTCTCATAACGGAGTCTGAATCTGTATCTACAAAATACTCATAGTTACCTGTAGTTAAAGTTTGATAACTTTCTGAGTAAGCTGTTCTTTCTCTTACGCTGGAAACTGCTATTACAGGAGTTTCACTCAGAATTATTGTACTGGTAAAATTATCGTAAATTGTAATGGTTTCTGTTTTTGCACTACTATAATAGTCAATAAAACTAGTTCCGCAATACGTCTTTACAAGTTTTGATACCTGTGGTACGATTACAGCTAAACGATCGTCGTCCTTCTCACCTCGAAGACCTTCCGCATCCTTGTATTCGTTAACTGTAAATAAATCTGCCATAATTAAAAGTGTGGGGCATTAAGGTCGCCCCACGAAACCTGTGTGCTTATATTAAGCAGAAGCTTTGTACATTTGTGCCCACTTTGAAGTAGCTCCATCGATAAGATCGAGGAATCCAATTCTTTGTGAAGCGACAAGCACTCTTCTTTGGTTAGCAACTTCGTAGTCAGACTCGATGGTTACACCTCTAAGTCTTGGAACTACATAGTTTCTTGGGTAAACAGCAATTGCGTTAAATTTAGCAGCTGCTTTAGTAGCGAACTCGTCACAGAGTAATACTCTTGATCCGAAGACCTGTCCGATTTCACCAGATAGCTTAGTAGCCATGTCGCCAACTAGGTTAGCATCTTGGAACTCAGCATCTTCTAGAAGGTTGTAGTACACGTCTTGTGAAACGATGTATACGACTTCTGATGGGTTAACACCATATTTACCCATGTTCTTTCTTAGAGCAAGAAGGTCAGCTGCAGTTACAACGTCAGAAGCTGCGAAAGTTCCTGATGGTTGTGTGTAGTCTGAATCATTTCTTGCTAAGTGACATAGACCTTCGAAAGAAGCACCGCCAGTTCCGAAAGCACCGTCAGCGTCGTCACCGACGAGGATTGCGTTCTCGATTGCTCTAGCATGTGATCTAACCATAGACTCTCTAATTAAAGGAAGAATTGGTAGAATTGCATCTTCTTCAGTCTCGTTACCTAAGTATGATTGTGAAATAAGTTTTTTGGTTGAAAGAGTTCTTTCAGTTAAATCAACACCACCGTAAGCGGATCCATATGTATCACCTCTTTGTGCCAAGTTACCATGTGGTGAAGAACCACTAGCAGTTTGGTTAGATGTGAACTCAGCGTATCCTGAATCTGGTAATATTGGAATAATCATATTAGCAGAAGTCATTGGGATTTCTCTAAATAGAGGAGCCAAGACTAGCTCATTTTGAATATCTCTTTCAATGTTGGTTGAAACAACTTGCTCGAAGTCAGCTGAAGATACACCCACACCTGAATGTGCGTTTACTTTCTGCATAACGTCTTTAGCATATTTGTTTTCCCAACCTTTTCCAGTAGCTAGACCAGCGAATTTAGCATCGATGATATCTTGCTCAAATGCTTTTTTCCAATCGCCTTCTCCTTTTCTGTCTGAGAAAATTCTTTTAGACTCACGAATATTCATGATTTCTTCAGATTTTTCAGCAAGTTGTTTTTCAAGAGACTTAACGACTTGCTCTAAATTAGAGTAGTCTGATTTAACTCTTTTCTCAACATCTTGCATTAACTTCTCAGCACCTGAGAGTCCAGCTTGGACTATAGTTTTTTGCTCTTCCTGCTTTGCTTCCTGAGCAGCCTTTTCAGTAGCTTCAACTTCAGCTTGTTTTGCAACAGCTTCACTTTCAGCTTGCTTTTCAGCTGCTTTCTGTTCGGCTTGTTTCATAGCAATTTTAGCAGCAGTTTCTTCTGCTACTTGTTTTGCAAATGAAGCTAAGTCGAACTCTGGAGCTACAGGAGTTTTATTTTCTTCTGACATTTTCGTCTCCATTTTTTTGGCTTTCGCCTTACTTGGCTGCTCAACTTTAACAGCGTCTGCTGGTCCAGAAGAGTTAGCCTTAATAAACTCGGATTTAAACTTGTTATATTCATCCATACTATCAAATGATTTTGCGATGGAGAATGTAGCGCCTTGGTTGCAAGGAACCGAAACAACGCTCACTTCAAAAAGTTCTGCATCCTTGATTCTATATCCGTCGGTTTCAGTCATATAATCTGCGTCCTTGACTCTGAAGCCGACAGAAAATGCTCCAAGGACACCGTCTTTAATTAAATCTTTAATGTGACCAGATGCTTTTGAAATTCTTGCAGATAGTTCTAGACCATCTTTATTAACTTCTACACCTGTTGCTCTACCAATAGGTTGGTTATAATCATGGTTAAAAAGAATAACTGGATTATTTTTAAAATTATCTAATCCACCTTTTGTCCATGCTTCTGCTTCAATAATATCACCAGCTCTATCGAGACCGTTGGTACTAGCTGATCCTTTAATATCTAGTCCACCGTCATCAGTTTCACCAAGTGATTTAAATGAACTTGTCCAATGAAAAATTTTATTTGACATCTTTCTTCTCCGCTTTTGCTTTAGGTGCAGCTTTAGGTGCAGCTTTAGGAGCTTCTACCTTTACTTCAACTTTAGGAGCAACAACTGGAGTGTTTAGTGCTTCAAAATCTATTGGATATCTTTTCATAACAGTAGACAATACTCTTGACCAAGAACCAAAAGCTCTACGAGCCATATAGTCTTTGACAGGAACATCGTTTCCGCATGCTTTGTATTCGGCTAAATCCAAAAGTTTTTTATGTTTTACGAAAAACTCTGAAAGTGCCTTTGCCATCATATCTTTTGTCATATTTAGTTTCCTTCACTGGGAGGAGTCTCTTCTGGTCGTCCTCCGATTGCTGGGTTTGATGCCGATCCTGCAATGTTCGCAGGAACTCTTGGTGTATCAAATCCGTCGATCTTCTCAAGCTGCATAGCCTCCCGTGCTTCATTCGGTGTCATAATCCCATTGTTAACAAGAGTTGCATAGTATGCTGCCTCGTCTCGAAGTTCGGGCTGTAAGGCAGGAATACCTGCTACGTTTTCCTCTAACTTGAAACCGAAGAATCTCTCGAAAGCACACTGCATTTTATATACTATTGGCAGTATGGTTTCTAAGTAATAAAGTCGATGGTTAGGTCGAATATTAGCGTTGTTTCCGCCATCTAACAAAATGGGTGGGATACCCATAGCTTCTAGAATTATTTTTTCATTAATCTTAATAGCTTCTTGAAAGTCTAATTCTTTGAAACTTACATTTGTTAAGTTTTCGACTTCTAAACCACCGTCCAAAAAGAGTGGTCGTCTACCGCCAGACTGTGGATTGTATCGTGCAACCCATGCCTGTAACATTCTTTCTTTAATTTTCTCAGAAAGAGTGTTAGGAGATTTAAGTACCAACCCTGGTACTGCTCCATTCTTAAAGAAGTTATCTTGGAATCTTCTCATAGATGAAAGTAACTGCATAGTTCTATATGCAGGCTTTAATCTAGGAACTCCTCTATAAATGGAATTAAAACTGTTTTCTTTTATGTGAATGATCTCATTAGGAGAATAATCTATACTATGATCATATGTGTACTTTTCTACATATGTCTTATCATCAGTATAGATAGTTATGTTCTCTGCTGGAAGATGATAAAGGTGGGCACCATCAAAATAAACAAAAATATTACCATCGATCAGAAGATCAATGACAAGATTTCTTTTAAATGCAGATATATCTTGAAAAGGATTTGGCTCTATATTTAAGAGCATATCTACTTTCGATCTGCGAATATTTTTAATAATGTTATTGGTACCGACTAATTGCTCACCAACCTTAAATGGTATCTCCGAGACATCATCCACTATCATGTTGACTGCTCGGTTTACTACCTCTAATTGTTCGTAAGCGTTTCGGTAATTTGTTACGTTTTCACGTGAATCTAGTGTAAGTCCTTCTTCGGAAGAAATTACATATTGGCTAGGATTTAACTTCTCATATTCTGAGTTAAAGTCCTTTCTACTGCCTCTTAAAAAATCATACCATGCCATACTTACGTCTCTGTATCTCCACCCAATTTTGTTGCTTTTCTGCTGTTACTAGCTTTGGGCGTTTTCCATAAATACTATGCAACTTTAAATGGTGCATGTGACAGAGCGTAACAGCGTGCTCATAAACTTGTTCGTAATTCTCTTTTATGAATTGTTCTCGTAAAGCTAGTATGTCGTTCTCTGAGTTAATGATGACTTGCTTTTCTTTCAACCACCATTCAAGTAACTCAGTCAATCCGTAAAAGTGATGGAAGTCCAGTTCTTCTGTGACTCCACAAATGTAGCATTCCGTCGCTTTCTTATACTGCGACTTTGCTTTATCTCGGACATACTTTACTAAATCTCTTCTTAATGTCATAAACTTACTTCTATACAATAGATTATATATTAAAATCGGTTGAAAGTCAAGAACTATTTTTTGGAGGTGTAAATTAGAAGGATGTAACGCTTGTCTCAAACGAATAGAGCGCATAGCGAAGCGCATCAGCCATGTGAGAGGCATGAGTGTGCTTAGGTTTTTCTTTGAGAAGATTTGGATTTGGATCCCACTGATATTGATCTAAACAGATTAGAGTTTCTTTGCATCTTTGATCTACTATTAGTTTATCATTGTCTACAATTCCTGAAACATGTCCAATTCCATCAAGTACTGATTTTTTCGCATTAATAGTAGAAATGTCATAATTTTGAGCAAAATCAAATCGAGTTTGTTGAGCTGCAGAATCTATATAAATATAGTCAATATCCCACTTTTCAATCATCTTTCGTATCTCTGCAGCATGTTGCTCAGTAGTACGCTCACTATCTAAGTATTCATCTAAGAGATAGTATTTATCCTTATCCCAATCATATCCAATTACACAAAATGCAGTAGGATCTTTGTAACCTACGTCCATTCCTGCAAAGATATCCATTTTACTGGTATCAAGTTCAGCTAGATCTTGTTGACATTCAGCAAAGTTAAACTTCCAAACCTGTCCTTCATAGACATTGAAGTCAGCCATATACTCTTGTGAAAATTCTGCTTCAGACATAGTTTTTCTTGCCTCTGCTATATCATCTTCAGAGAGTCTTGGATTTTCGTGATAAGTAGCTTTTACACTACACCACTCTGGAAATTCATTTGAGAAACCTCTATACCAAAATTCAGCAAACCAGTTATTTCTACCACGAGGTGTAGATATAAAAAGTGCTTTAGAATTGTCTTTATCGAGTGTAGGACGAAGTGCTACATTAAAAGCATCTCTGCCGTCTACAAGTGCTGCTTCGTCAAATATAATTAGATCGTAAGACCGACCCACGACAGAATCCACTTGGTTGACAGATCCCATCCTGATTGTGGAATGATTTGAGAGTTCGATAACTTTGTCTTTGGCATTGTCTCTGAGCACTTCGAGATCAAAGTGTTTGATAAGATTACGTTGGAGATCAAAAGAGATTTGAGAGAGTGCATAGTTTGGTGACATGAGTAATACATTGCAGTTTGGTACCAGTGTGACTAATTGCCCTATAATGTTGGCAATATATGTTTTTCCTTGACGACGTGAGACAGCAGCAACTACAAACCTATACTTAGGATTGTTAATTGCATTGATAATTGCATGTTGAGAAGAATTTGGTTGAATACCAAGTAACTCCATATAGGAGTCTATCGGAAGTTTTATGAAACGATTCTCTTTAAATTCCATTAAGGAATCAGAGAGAATGTCTTTTCTTGAAATTTCTAACATCTAGTGCAGTGTCTCAGAGTGTTCGTCATCTAATTCAAATATGTCCTTATCTATTGTGAAATTATGTAAGTAAAGAAACGCAGCAGATACTTTTAAAAAGAGTTCTTCAACTTCAGTAAGCTTTCTTACTTTTGTTATTTTCTCTAATTTAGTAGCAAGATCTGCGGCATGCAGAAATTGCTCATCTAACCATAATTTTCTTGTATCTGCTACTGTTTGCATTAGCGTTTCCTACGTTTAATTCCTCGAACATATTTTTGGGATTTAGGTGGTGCTTTCTTTTTACCACCTTTACCCGCCCATAAAAATTTATTAGCCCAGTATGCGGGGGAAGCTTTTCCTCTAGCAATATTCTTACGATGTCTTGCTTTAAAAGACTTTCTAGCTTCTGGGCTATAGTTGTGACCCATCCCCTGTGCCCCAAATCTTATGACTTTTAATTTACCGTTTACCTTTGTGGCTACGACGGCTTTTTTTGTCTTGTGACTTGGAGTCATTTTTGGCTTGTTTAAGCCTTTCAGACCTGCTCTTCTCAGTCTTGCTTTTTCGCTTATTGTTAGTGCCATTTAAAATACTATTTACGACTTTATTAAGTCGTCCTGATTTCATTAATTCATGAAAATCTTTATGTATAATGTTTATCTACGTCTCCTGTTAGGTCTTTTTACAAGCACTTTGGAGTGAGCAGTTCTTCCACCTGTAAAAGACGGAGTTCTGGGAGATAAAGTTTTCCCATATCTTGGTCCGATCGCGCTGGGTCTTGCGCTATATCGAGCCGCTTCAACACCATATGGATTTTTGGTGTTAACTAGAGTTCCAGCTGCTGCATTCATCTCTCTTGTGATTCCGATTTTAAGCACATGCTTACGAATCTTCTGAGTGTTATGTACACCAGTTGGTCCTGATAAAAATGATCCTGTTCTTGCCATTTTTAGCTCCTTGTCAGCCTATTCAGCTGTCTTGACCTCTCTGGGTCAGTTAATTGTGTGATTTCTTTAACTTGTTTCATCTTTTCTAATCTTGCTCTTTGAGACATGATTAGTAATCCCACAGCTCTTTCGATGCCGTGTAATCGTGGTGGTATAGTTAGTTTTTCCGCTAGTGTAAGTCCTTTCATGACTCCTCCTTGTTTTAGCGTTTCTTTCTTCCTCTTCTTGCCTTTGTGCGGACATATGTAGGTCTGCCACCGATGCCTTGAGGTTTGGCTCGTTTTCTTCTAACGGCGGAACGCTTCTCTGCAGCACTCATTTTTGATGCTACTCTTACTGGGACGCATTTGGGATACCCCGCACGCTTTGTCCTTGCTTTTGGTCTACCACATGGTTGATATTTGCCTTTCTTTTTAGGTCGGCTTATATCCACCCATTTTTCTTTAAACCATTTAGTAAGTCCGCCTTGAGGTTTAGCCATCTCCTTCTAGTCCATTCGACAAGTAATTTGCCGCTGAGACTACTTCGTACTCTGAGATTGCTAATTTATTTGTCCACCATGTTGGTAAGGACTGTTCTGGATCTACGTTGTCAAGAATCATTTGACAGTGTGACATAATTGTTTTACATGCATTAATTGCTGATGCTCCATCAGTATGTCCATCTTTCTCGACTACTCTAAACTTGCCATCTTTTGTCAAAACTGCTTTCATTTTCGCTTCCTTGTTCCCATGCGGTATCTACCGCCTCTAGCTTTGTATGTTTTAACTAACCATCCGTTTGCATATGCACTCGGATATACCTTAAACTTTCTTTTTGCTTCCGCTTTTACCCTAGCATAAAGTGCTGGGTTTGTTGGCACTGGTCTTTTCTTTGCTACTCTTTTACGCGCCATTTTAGTTATTATTAAGCAGTACAATATCAAATGTTGATGATATATTTGTACCTGTTGAAGCAATTGCTCTAACTTCAATATCTGTTTTTTCAGGTAAGTTAAATGGTACTTGATATATTCTTTGATGAAGTCCGCCTGGAACATCCATAACGTCTCTTGTTCTAAAAATTAAACCATTGCCTATTTCTCTTGTATATAAGCTAGCGGTTATGGCGTCATTATAAGCACCTACTCCTATATTCCAATTTGTTAAATAACCTGTTTTTCCAGCAGGTATTGTATAGAATGACAAATTTGTTTGTCCTTGACCATATACTGTACCTGTACCAATTGTTGCAATTGTTGCCAATACTGTACCAGCACCACTTGCACCTGTTGATATTACCACAGTGCCTTTATTAGTTTGTAATGAACCTGCTGAAGCAACAAAGGCTCTATAAACTCTTAAAAATGATTTAGTTGAAACTGCACCATCTACTGTAAGTGTTTCTTGAATTTCATTATAGTTGGCATCTAATCCTTGGACTGTAACGGTACGAGCACCTGTTCCAGATGCACTATCTTGTGCATCAGCTCCAGACACATAAACTGTTGAGGCAACTGTCAAGTAAGTATAAATGCCACCTTGTTCCCATATTGTTTCTGGAGCACCACCTACATTTGGATTTCTACCAAACTTATGTATAGACGAAGCTTTATTTATATTGCCTCTTGCAATATTAAAATAAGACTCATTTAAAAAACTATTTCTTGCCACGTTTCTTTCCTTTTGGTTTCTTGGTATTTAACTCATACCCACCTTCTACCGCATATAAAAGCCGTACCATTGCTTTAGCACGGCTTTTACTTTTAGCAGTCGCCTTCTTAGTTAGTTTCTTACCGTTTTTCTTATAAACTGTTTTTCCTCTAACTACGTATGGCATTTACTTATCCTTAGCTTTCCACACATTAAGTG